CGGCGGTTCAATGGCCGGCGCCTGCGGCCCAACGACCTGCCGATCGCCCAGAAACAACGACGAGCCACGCACGTTCCCAATCTCCCAGGCGCCGCCCCTGAACGTCGCCCAAGTGCCGCTTGTCCGCTCATAGAGCGTCATTCCGTCGCAGGGACCAATCAGCCGCCAGCCGCCGCTTGTCCAAACTGCGACCGTTCCTGCCTTGCCCTCCCAGACGCCTGTCGCATCATCGGCCACGATGTAACAGGCGCCAATCGCCGGCGCGGAAGGAGGATCGGCGCGGGGCGGCTCCTCAACCGCACCCGCAACGAGCGCATCGAGGGTTTGCAGGCTCTCGTTATGCGTGAACTCCTTCTGCGCTTGTCCGACACTAAGGAAGGGAAGAGATAATCGCGGCGTCGCAGCCATTTTTTACTCCTGCGGTAGATCAATACTAAGTTGGGCCGGACGCGACATCGCCCAGTCGCCGACCTGCCGCACTTCGACGGATGCGATCGATCCGCCCAAGCGCATGAGGTCCGCCGCGGGCACAGATAATGTCGTTGCGTCGGAAACTAGCTCGAGAACGGCATCCGTTCCCGAAATCTTTACTCGATACTGCTCGCGGGATTCGCCGAGAGGAGCATCCACTTCATCGAGCCATGCGCATCCCGCGATACTGCGGCGCATCCAGCTGAGATTGAGATCTCCGCCGCCGACCCAAGCCGCGGCGAGATTGTCTGGCTGCAATGGCGTTATAGATTGCGCGGTGAACGTAGTTGAGGAGTTGGCGCCCTCCCGGTCAGCCACAGTCAGCGCTGTGCCGCGCATCCATATCGGCAGCGCCATCGTCTGGAGACTGCTCGAATCGATCCTGCAGAACAGCTCGCCCGCCGAGTGCAACTCTATCGCCCACTCGGTACCGCCTCTGCCGCGAAGCAGACGGGCAAGGCGGAAGCGACCTTCTCCGAGTGGCCTAACCTCGCCGAATTGCACAAGTTCGCTTCCGATGATTGCGACATTCAAGCCTTCGGCCATTGCGTCGTCGTCGCAACTAGTCAGCCACTGCTGCGTGTCGATCAGCTGAACATCAACCGAGTTGGTATCGTCGACGAGATAGGGTTGCGCTGGGGCGAGCGAGGAAAGGGTAGCCCCCAGGACCGATTTACGAGCCGCGGTCTTCGTCGCGAACACCTGCCCCTCTCCGCTTAGGGCCAGCGACTTCGCGCTCCATCCTCCGTTTGGCGATGAAGCCGCGATCCGGACGACGGGCACACCCGCTTGCGGCGCTCCAACAAGAGGCGCATCGATGAGTGCCAGGCTTATCGGCGCCTGGATCACGTCCTTGTTCGAAACAATGCGTCCCGCGTCGCCTATGATTGGCATGGTCGGGGAAGGCGCTCGACGCACCTCGACGACGGTGACGAAGCCATCGATCGTGGATTTTTCCACGACCCAAGAGGCCGGCGCCACTTCGGTCAGAACGATACTTCCAGGCTCCAGGCCAATACGCGAGGGCGGGAGTCGCAAGGTTAGCCGCTCGCGCCTAGCCCATTGGCGCGCGAGCAGATGCTGCGCCAGCGCCTTGGCATCGCTGGCGGAAAGGACCGCCGGCAGCTCTTGCCCCGCCTCGTTTGCGCCCTGTTCTCCAGCAAGGGCGCTGGCTTCCCCCGTCTGATAGTCTCGGTCAGGGTCATAATAGCTCAGCCTCAGCATGGACGGCACGAGCCGGACCGGCTGGAGCTCGCGCTCCAGCTTGGGTGTCCCCTGCGTCTCCGCGCCGCTGCCGATTTCCGCCTGGCTGATAGCGATCGGAGAAAGGTCGAGCGGCCCCCGAAGCAAGGTGCCATCGTCGAAGAGCGAAACGTCGAAACAGTCGACCAGCGGCTGGACGGCCGCGGCCACGGACCGGCCGTAGGCGGCGTAGCCGATCACCGTCTGGGGAGCATCGCAGGCAATCACGCCGGTGGACGCATCGCCAAGGATCGAGGAAATCGTCGGGGCTTCGGAATCCGCGATGACTTCGAAGGTCATGAACGGAATTCGATTGCCGAAGTCGGCAAGCTCGAGGTTCTCGAACACGGCGATGGCGACGCCTCGGTACGCGGGCGTATTGGCAATCCCCTCGATCGACCCGATAAGCGGATCGATCTCCTGGGTCTCGCTGCCATCGTAGAAGCGAAACGTCGTCGGAACTTTGAAGTCGCCCTCGACTCCCCGCAACAGCTTCCCATCGGCCCAAATTCGACCGATCGACCCTCCCGGCCGGGACGACAGGGCCACCGCAAGCGACACGGAATAGCTGTAAGTGACGTCCGGCTGCCCTTTGGCGCCGGTCGTCTGATCACCTTCAACCAGATCGGTTGCCCAGACGATGGTGCCCGCCACACGCATCGCGCCATAGATGCGGGGAATTTGAGTTCCGTAGCTCGAAGTCTGGACGCTAAGATCGCCAAGCCGAGGTCCGCGCCTTGCCGGCGCAAGGATCTGACGGTCGAACGACTGGCCGATAAGCGCGCCGATCGCGCCGCCAACTGGACCGCCGAGCGCCGTTCCGACGGTGCTAAGGACTAGCGTTGCCAAATCACTACCTCCTCTTGCGGTAGACACCGATCAACGGCCATTCGGGCAGGCCTGGAGTCTCGACGACCATTCGCAAGCCTGCATGTGCGTGCACGAATCCCCGTTCGGTTCGCACGCCGAGATGAACCTGTTCGTTCGAGACCTTCATGAGCATCAGGTCGCCGGCCTTCAGTTGCGTGGCCGGGACTCGGCGAAAGAATCTGACGAGTTGCTCGCGCATCACGCCGAGGTGGTCGCCGCGCAGGCGATAGCTGCGGGGCACGCCGTCAACGGGAAGGCCGAACGTACTCAGTGTCACGCCCACGCAATCGAGTGCGCCCGCGCCCCGTCCCTGCAGACGAAATGGCGTGCCCACGAGCGCGCGTGCACGCTCGCCGAAATCGATGCTCAATGACTTAAGCTCCCGGGTATCTCGTCAGGAGGTCGTTGCCGGGTAGGTAAGGTTCGCCACGGAAATTTGCCGCATTTGCAAAGCGCGAGACGCATGTCTCAAGTCTTTTGTCGCACCCCTCGCGCAGCTCCACTCGGCAGGCGTCGTCGACTGCCCCTCGCGGCAGATCGCGAAGCTCCACGACGTTGCCGCTCGCGGAAAGGATCACGGCCGAGAGTCCGCAGTTTGGACCGCTGGTATATCGCAGCCGACCGAGCACGAACCGCTCGTCTACAGCCGTATCCAGCGTGAGCATTCCGCCACTGCTCGAGAGCACCTGCGCGACCACCGTTCTGCCCGCGAGGTCTACTCCGCACTTCTTGTCGCCGAACTCGGCCCGGCATTCGGCCGATGTCGCGGGGCAAACCGGCCCCTCAAGTACCGCCGCCGCACCGCGAAGCTCGGCAGAGAAGGAGTCGCCATCGATGTTCACGTTTCCAATTTCGCCCCCCATAAGCTGAATCGGCGGGCTCTCAGGGCTCCGCCAATCGACCACAGCCAAGCTGACCTGTGCGCCATCCCAACGGCCCACCGACAAATCTGCGTCGTTAAGGGTTGCGCTGGTCAAGGCTCCCGCCACCTCGCCGGACTGAGCCTCGAGACCGCGCGATCGCGTTATGGCCGAAGGAGTCACTCCAGGGGCCGGGTCGAATCTGGTGCCCCCCGCGATCACCGGTCCGTCGTGGCTGGTGAGTGCGATGCCCGCACCGTCCCGCCGCTCCAGTCGCCAGCACAGTGCCAAGGTCGTGAGCTCGCCATCCGCAACGCCCATTCCTCAGGCCTCGCGCACTTCGATGAGCGGAACCGACGGCGCTTCGCCCGCAAGGAAGGTCGCTCGGTTGATCTCAATTCGATCCTCAGCAAAGCGCACCGGTGTATCGAACATGAAGCCGGCGGTAACAGCCGCGCCCGGCGCCGGCGGTTCGTTTAGGCGTACCACTCCTTGATCATCCAGCGCCCATGCCGTCAGCATCTCAATGCCATCCACTGCTACGCGAACGCTCCCCGGCACTGGCCGAGTAATCCGCCGCCGCTCGCCGGAGCCATAGCTTTTCACGAGGTCGAAACTGTCCGCGGATCCGTCGCCCGTACCGATTGCCTGGTCCATGGCGCTCGGTGCGCCGGTCATCCCGTTCGAGCTGTTGTCGTATGGGTCGCGGAACCGGAAGGCGATCGCCGGTCCTCGGCGGGCGCGAAAGAACGACAGCAAAGTCTGCAGTTCCAAATCGCCGCGAACGCCGGGGCCCGCATCGAACCGAAGGCGCGCCTGGTCCCAGTTGACATTCCTCGCTTCAAAGCCGCTCGCGCTTGTCACGATGTTCGTCGAGAAATTCGGCGCAACGCTAGCCTCCTGGCCGATTTCGATCGGAAACTGCACGTCATCGAATGGCGTCACCGCCTCCTCCTCTCCAAACAAAGTCACGCCGTCGCGCAGCACTTGAGGCAGCGCCCACACGAACACTTCCGCGCAGCCGCGACCGCGCGCCTCGAGTGCCGCGTCGACGATCAGACGCCACTGCTCGCGATCAGCCGAGTCAGCGACGAACCCCGAAAGATAATGCTGCTCTTCAATCGGGTAGCCGAGCCTCGCGCTCACCTCCGTATAGGCGTTCACTCGGACGGCGCTTCGTCGGCCCGTCACCCACTCGTAATCCTCACACTGCAGCACATCGAAGGCGGGCCGCGCCCAGCCCGGCGGCAGGTTCGCACGCCGCACCTCTGCCGCTGTCGGGTCGAGAACCGTCGGCAGATAGACCAGCAGCAACGTGCGCGCGGTCGCCGATTCTTCCTTCACCGCGGCAGCAATTGTCGCGGTGGAAGCGGCGAGCAGCGCCCCGGCGTCGTCGAGCAGCTGGAGCTGCGCCTCGTTCAAGAGTCCCCGCACATCCACGATCTCGACCGGATCGCCGCCAAGCGCCGCTCTGGCGGCATCGTCATAAAGGCAGATCGCGCCTGATGCAGTCACCCACCACCACGGCTCGCCGATCTGCACTTGCGGCAGAAGCCCCGCCTCTTCCGCAATTCCGGCCAGCTCCGTCGCAGCCGATCTCAGAAAGTCGATCGCCGTCGCATTCGCCGGGGAGACGAGAGCCGACGGCGGGTCCCAGCCGGTCAGCGCGCCGTTCCCGTCGAAGGCGCGTTGCTTCCAGCCGTCCGGGCAGAACATGTCGAGGATCTCGTAAGAGATCGACCAGATCACATCGTAACCATGCGCCTTGGCCGCCCGCGCGAAATCGCGGGTCCAGGCCAGCGCCGCACTGTTGAATGTCCGTGCCGGATCGAGCAGCCCGGTCCCGTCAAGCGCGAAATAATGGCTCATCCCGATGTAGTGATTGATGACGCCCCGATAGCCGAGCCGCTCGATCGCCTGCACCACGCGCTCGGGAGGCAGGTCGTACAGATCGTCATATCCCGTGGCGATCCGAAGCCCGTGCTCGGGCGCGACCGCATCGTTGATCGCGAGCACGCTTCCGGCGCCTTCGCAAACCAAATTGCTGATGGTCGCGGAAGCCTGCGCCGGCAAAGCGAACAGCGCCTCCGAGCCTTCGACATATCCCGGCGCGACCAGGCTGATGAACATCCGGTCGATCCGCGTAGGATCGATTCTCACCGCATCCCCAGGCAAGCTGAAGCCGGCGTCGAGCGCGTTGAAGTCGAGCATGATGTCAGCGCTTTCG